TTTTCATTTTCTCTCTGCTCGCTAACTAGTCGTTGTAGATACCACTGTGACTTCATCAAGTCCTTGAGAGGCATCCCCTTATGTTTGTACCGGCACACATACTTCAGTATGTTTCCTTTTAGGTAGCCGCTAAACTCTTCCTCTGTAAGAGACTCCTTGATCATGTCTATAGTCTCTATGCCATTTTGTGTGTAGTGTGACGGGCTGTTTACAGCCTTGGTTAACTCGGCCTCTATACCTTCTTTTTCTTTCCATTGCTTGTCTCTGGCTAGTTGAGCTTGTAGATACTTTTTCTCATTTGGCATCAGTTGTCCTCGCTAAACTTAACTTTAATAACATTATCATATACTTCTTCAACTACTAAATTCTTAGAATCTTTTTTGTCTTTTGACTTATCAACTATCTGTTCCAAAGTTGCTTCATGTCCTAGCTGCATAAGATAATCATAATCTGACTCAAGCAGACTAAGCATACCCTGCTGCAGAATATGTGCAGCAGAAACGTCCTCTACATCTGACGTATCATACGCTCTGACGCTCACCTTGTCAAATCCTTCGGGATCAAAGACAATGTATAGTCTATCTTTAGCTAAAAAGAATGTCTCTTCTTCTATCCTGTCTCTCATCTCATCATCTATGAGATCATCTTCCGGCTCAAAAGTAAAACCATCATCATTCATCAAACCACTCCACAGGTAACTTTTTATGCGCCCAATCAAAACCGTGGCGCTCTGCCCAATCTGCATGTGTAGTCTTTGAGCCTTTGTATATTTTTTTATTGGCATTTGCAAAGAAGAACTTCACTTCAAAATCAGGGTTCTGCTTCTTAACAAGCAAGTGCTTTACTCTGTCTTGCTGTGTTAGTCGCCCCTTAACTTCAATATACATATCATTTCTGGGTATATAGAAGTCGGGTATGTACACGCTAGGCTCACGTTGATAGGGTATCTTATCAGGCTCAAACTCAAAATCAATACCTCTGCGGCCAAGGGCTACAGCTACTTCAGCCTCAAACTTTGATCTAAAACGCATAGTAATCAAACCTATTGTTATTGCCGGGGTTTGTATTTGCTATCTCTATAAACTTTCTTTCAAGGTCTGCGCGTATCTCTTCAGATACAGTGCTTTTAACTATCCCAAAAGCCCTTATTGGAAATATAACCAGCGTATTATCTCTAAGTCTACTTTTAATATTGTCAAAACATCTGCTGACTATTTTTTTGCCATACATCGCGTACTCTAAAGTATCCCAATCTCCTTTGGGATTCATGTTTGCTCTGTATATGATAACCTCTCTTTGCTCGTTAGGTAACGCCTTTACACGTAAGCTCTCTACGTGAGTAGAGTTTTCTTTTGAGCAGTCAAAATATACAAACACAACATCTGGATTGTATTGTAGTTCAAAGTCGCTTATAGTCTCTGTAATGTACAGGGGCATCAGATTTCATCCTTTACATGCTTTGTATACCACACGCGAGGTTTGGTATTTGCTGTAGAAGTTACTTTCTGCTTGTAAGCAGCGTCGGGCCAGCAGTGCATCTTAAACCCACAGTAGCCACACGTTCTATCCATTAGCCGGTTGCCTGTTCTTTTAATAGAACCTGTGGCCTTGTCCTTATAAGTCTCAGGCTCATCAGAGAAAGAACGCTCAAACTTTTCTTTACCAAGAACACTGCGTATGTTTTTATCGGCTAATTGTAGTGCAGCCTGTCTGTCCTCTTCATGTACCAGCGGCGTCTCGCACACGGCCCACTCACCTGTAGCCTTGTTGATAGCTATCCAGCCACCAAACGTAGAGTTAGCAGCCTCTGCGTACAGGTAGCCCTGCGGCACGTAGCCAAACACATCATCCTTCTTGATGTTGTTGTAGCCACGATTAGCCGCGAACTTCATAGAGAATGCGCCGGGAGCAGCACTCTTTATATCATATATCTTATCGTCTATCTTTACATCATACGTGCCGTTAAGAGTAGTGCCACCTATGTCTAGGCTAACACCCTCTTGCTCACTCTGTATATCTATACCCGCGCCTTTCATAACTGTAACAGCTATCGCTTCTATGATGTCTCCAAACAGAAACTTCATAACCAGAGTATAGTCTACATCTTCTTCTATGCCATCTTCAGCAGATAGCTTCTGCTGGCACAAAGGTTTTCCTACACCGGACATGCGAACCTTTGAGCCACGCTTCTCACTAAACTGCCGCTCAATAGCGAAACCACACATCTCCTTAAACTCTTCGATAAGGTGAGGGGGAAGGCCATCGCCCTCTCCCCTCGACGCTTTCTCTAGGAAATGCTGTACTTTATGTAGCAGCATTGAGGTCATTAGCTGGCCTCTGCTGTTTCCAACGCTTTTGCTACATCAAGATCATCCATAGCAAGAACATTTTCTTTGCGCTCATTGTACTGTTTAAGCACACGCACGTTCCACTTCTCAATGTCCTGCATGAAGGTGTTAAGAGTTTCTACATCTTCATCCACGATCTTGACAGGCTGTGGCTTATCAAAGGCAGGGACATAGTAAACAATACCACCGTTCTTGTTACGCTTAGTAGCAATATTTACCTTCTGACCAAAGATAATCTTATTGGATGGCACCTCACGAATGTAGTTAGCCACGGGCATAAACGCAGAGCCACGGGCTGACCAGATAAAGGGCGTACCTGCGAGGTCAACCTTGTCACCAGAACCATCTGTAGCATCTTTAGCACCAGTGATGATACCGTAGACAACTTGAGTACACTTGATACTCTTCTGTTTAGCGTGTTCAAGAGAGTTGGTAGAAAGACCTTCTACTTCCTGCTTACTCAGCTTACCACACTTCATACCACCACTGGTATCAAAGAAGTCGTCGCTAAGAGAAGGTGTGAGAACAGTCCTGATACTATCTTCAGGAGACTGCTGGTTCCACAGGTCATAAGAGTAGTACCGAATAAACATACGCACGGTAATCTCTTTAGCATAGACTGTGCTGCTATCCAGACGAATGCGGAAGCTGCCTTTTGGTAGTGGCTCTCCCTCATCGTTCTCGCTCTGCTGCTCAATGGCAAGCCGTGGTAGTCCCTGCTGTGCTGCAGGGCGCGTCTCAGTCTGACCGACCATAGCAGCAAGCTTTGCCATGTTTTCTTCGTTCAGATCGTCCATCGTAATCATATCGCTCATATTTTTAGCTCCTCTAAATTTAGCCAATCAGTGCCTATTTTCATTTCTATCTCAATAGGCATATCAAAAGTTACACCAAACACTGTACTACACTCTTCAGGGATACACAACATACTCCTTTTCAATAGTTCAACCATAGTATTTTTTTCGTCGGGGTGTACGTCCATTATGATTGAGTCATGGACGGTATTGATAATTCTACTCTGTGGTTTTGGTTTCACCATCGCCTTCAGACATTTGTGTAGCCGTATCAGGGCTAGTGGCAACAGGTCTGCAGTAGCGAAACCTTGGACGGGGTAGTTCTTAATTGAAGTAGCACCTACCGTTGTACCATACCTTGTGTACTTTGCATAGGGAAATGCGTACTCTCTGCCGGAAGGCAGTGTCACAGTCTTCTTAGTGACAGCTTCTTCCTGTAGTTTATCGTGCCACTCGGTCACACCTTGGTACTTGTTACGGAAAGCTGAGTAGTATGCCATCTCCCGATTAGTCCCAAGCACACCACCGTACAGCGGCTTGAACGTATGTGCCTTTGCATCCTGTCTGCTCACGCCCATGATCTCTGCGGTGTAAGAGTGAACGTCAAACCCGCTCTCTACCTCTTCATAGATTACAGGGTCTTGTGACAAGTAGCCAGCTACACGAAACTCTAGCTGTGAGTAGTCTCCTTCTAAAATATAACCACCTTCATGCCGAGATACAATTGCTTCTCTTGCAGGGAATGTCGATCCTCTAGGCATATTTTGAAAGTTTGGTCTACTTGAGGACAGTCTTCCAGTAGCTGTGACACACTGATTAAAATTAGGATGAATAAACCCCCTATCATCTTGATATTTCTCCAAGCTATCTACAAACGTATTAAGATACGTTCTTATCATTGAGTAGCGTGTGTACTTGTCCACGAACTCTCTTGCCTTGCCCTCTAACTCCAACCTGATCTGCGACATAGTTTCTTTATCTGTCTTAAATCCTGCTGCAGCCGTGTCCTCTGGCCCTCTGGGAATGACGCGAAGGCCCGCAGCTTCTCTGAGATGTGTGTAAACCACCCCCGTACCGCTGCACACCTTACACTTAGTCTGTACTTTACTAAGCGCACCAGACTTTAGCCGCGATCTAATCTTTCCTGTGCCATTACAATGAACGCACCGCTCGCCCCTAGTCTTCAATACTACAGGGGCTAATTGTTTTACTGTATCCTTAAACAGTGTAGGAGACATTTTTGTTTTTCGTTTTTGTTTTTTAGTGTGTCCGCGCTTCTCAGTTCCTATGTTGAACGCTTCTTTCCAAGCAGTCTTGTCACTA